ACCTTTTAATCTTAAAAATCCACCCCTCATCAAACCAAAAAGTTTAATAATATTAGCAACAGCATTTGCTAACAAACCAAATGTCATCAAAAATGTAGGGCCTATTACTCCTACTAGGGTTGTGGCTATTACTATAAATTTCTTTGTACCGTCGCCTAGATTATTAAACTTATCTAACAATCTTCCTATTGTTTCAGCAATTGGAGTTATTGTTTTTAAGAATACCTTTCCAATAGGCTCTAGTGCAAGTCTTAACTTTTGTACAGCCTCTTTAAAATTAACACCAATAGCATCTTCTACTGTTTTTAATTCTCGCTCTGATAAAATTGCAAGTTCTTCTACAGATGCTGCAGTTAAATCTAGAACTCTTGATGCTTGTGTTCCTTCTTTTGAAACGTTTGCAAACAGTGTAGATAAACGAGAAAATTGAAACTTTCCAAACATTTGTTCAATTGCACGAGCACGATTTAAAGGATCTAGTGTATCAAGTGCTGCTGCAAAATCTAATACTACACCTTTAACATTACCTTTATTTGCTTCAACAATTCCCTTGATATTAATTCCCATTTCTGCAAGCATTGATGATGCTTTATCAGTTGGATTAATTAATGATGCAAGACCAGACTTAAGTGCGTTGGCACCTTCTGATGCATTAATGCCACCCTCTTTCATTGCAGTTAAGAAGAATGCTAAATCTTCTACACTACCACCAAGTTGTTTAACTACTGGTCCTGCTTTTGGAATTGCTACAGTTAAATCTTCAATACTTACTACTGTTTGGTTTTCAACAGCGTTTAAAAAGTTAATCTTTTGTGCTAATTCATCTGCTGCTATTCCAAATGCATTTGTTAAAGATATTGTTGTATCTAAAGCCTGCTCTTGTTCAACACCGCCAAGAACTGCAAGTCTTGTTGCGCTTTGAACTTGTGCCATTAATTCTGCACCCATCTTACCAGTTGCAGCAGCCTTGGCAGCAAGTTCTATAGTTTTTTCAACTGCTATTCCATATTTTGTAAATTCTTCAGCAAGTTTTCTTACATCTTCTAATGCTTTATTTGTTTGATCTGTTGTTGTAAACATTTCTCCATAAACACGCTTAAACTTTATAGCCTGTTCTTCAATTGCCATAAATGTTTTAGCAGCAGCAGTTCCTAAATATGCAAGAGGAACTGTAAAACCAACCATCAACTGACGGCCAGCCCACTGTGTATTTTTACCAAAATTTAAAAGATTAGTAGAGCCTTGTTTTAGAAGTTGATTAAATAATGCTTGTCTTTGTGCTGCAAGTGCTACCTGAGTTCCATAATCCTTCATATTTAAACTTGTTGGAGTTATGGAAATTGCCTTCATTGCTCCAGATGCATCACGGCCCAGTTTAATATACTGGGTTTGCATTCTCTTTACACGATCTTGAGCAACCTGACTAATAGTGTCAAATTCTTTTGTAAATAATTTACGAAATGTTGTAGTTGCTCCACCAGCATAGCGGAAATACTGCCCCATTGTAAGTTTATTAGTTTCAAGGGCATGTGTAAATGCTTCTGTAGATGTTCTTACAAGACCCATTCTGGCATGAAATTTGCCAGTTGCATTTATAGAATTAAGTAGATTAGTTTGTAAATCTCTTTGTGCAATTGCAGCGGCTGCACTTGATTTAGATACCGCTTGATTAAACCTTGATATTTCTGCACGAAGTGCTTTTAACTGTGCAATAGTATCAGAGGTGTCAATATGTACGCCAATATTTGCGTTAACATCAGCCACTTATGACACCTCTTACTATTCTATTTAGTTTGTTGCAAGTGCTGCATTTAGCAGAGCAGATGCATCTTGGAGTTTGACTCCAGAAGCAGCCTCAATGATTTTATAAACTGTTGGTAGATCTAGAATCTCCTCTAGTTTTTTAACATCAGCAAGTTCTGGATTATATTGCTTCATAGCGATCTCCACACATTCAACAAGAAGAGTCATTGACTTTTCATTGTCGTCTGCCACCTGTGCTACCTTCTCAAACTTACTCATAAATGGACGCAAAAGTGAGATTTTTAAAGGTCTCACTGTAATTTTTGTACCATCCATAAGAGCAAGTTCTTGGCTCTCGTATACCGTGGTTGCCATTTTTCCTCCTATATAGGCTAAATGTAATTATAGCATAAAACGCTTATTTTTAACTTTTCATTAATGATGGATCTCTTAAGTCATCGTAGTCTAGACCCATACCAATACCAAACCCTGCTTTTTGTGCACTAGGACCTTGAAGAGCCAAAATGTCATTTCCATCTTGAGCCTTTCCACCACTAAATACTCTTGCTTTAAGGTCTTCCCATTCTTGTTGTCCCCTGCGTTTTCCAGATCCGTCTTTAGATTGTCCTTCTATATCAACACCTTGTATTGCTGCTAAAAATTTCTTTTCTTCATAATCTAATTCTCTTTTACTTGATAATGTAGCCATTAATTCTGGCATTGACATTGATAACTCTAGTTCTTGATAATCTTTCCAAATGCCAAGCAAAAATGCTTCAGATTCAAGTTTAGCAAGATCTAAAGTTTCCCATGTAGATCCACTTTCTTCTGCTTGATCTTTTACTGGCTGTTCTGATTTTTCATTTACTTTTATTCCAGCAGCAACTGCTAATACCTTATATACTGTTGGAAGATCAACATTATCTTCTAAATTTTCTATTGTGTCTGATATTTTTGGATAGTACTGCTTCATAGATATTCTTGTGCATTCTGATAATACTAAAATTGCTTCTTGATCATTTTTTGTAACACGAATAGCATTAAATGCATCCATAAACTCTCTAAGATATTTAATCTTAAGTGGAGTTATTTCAACTTCTATTCCATCAACTAATTTTATTTTTTCTATTTTATAAATTTCAGTAGCCATTAAAACCATTTTACCATAAACAACTAAGCCCACCCCCAGGCAGGGGATGGGCTGTTGTTAATCCACGAAAGATTATGATGCGGTATGAGTACGATCTACGATCTTACCATATGCTCCAGAAGTATCTTCTGGAAGAAGACGGAATGAAACTTCAAACATCGAAGGTTCGTCACGCTTTGCAGATACAGTTACATTCTCAATTGAGAGTGCACGGTATCCAACGTAAACACGTTCGACATTTCCAGAATCATCGCAATCGCCAGTTCCTGGACCGACGGCAGCAATACCACGCTCAACTGGGCACTCTCCGAGTTCGCCTGCTGAAAGATTCAGACGGCGGCCAGAAGAAGAGTTCTTTGAACCAGTGAGTTGATTGTCAGCATATGCTAGAGCATAGAGAAGGTTCTCAAGTGTTGCTTCAGCAAACGCTGTTGCAACATTGACCTGCATACCCTGCTTGTAAAGTTTTGCAACGTCAAGAACTTGATCGACTGCAACTTCACCAAAGTCAGGTTGGAACTGTATTTCAAGTCCATTCATCGTGTAACCGACGTTTGTCCAGTTAGCATTCGAAGAAAGAGTATCCTTATAGGACTCTGTGCTTACGAAAGCGTAATCTGTGAAAACGTCAGCATCAAGAGTAGTGTCGCAGAGAAAGAACGCTGCTGCACCAACAATGATGTTGTTTGACGTACCACGGGTGTATGCCATTTTTGTTTCACCTCTTTTTCAGTTTGTTGAACAAGTAGGCGGGTTTCCTCGCTACAAGTATAACATTGTTTTATGTATATGGATATTCAGCAGGGTCGTTAGTATGATAATCATATTCTACAATTATCTTATTAACAAATAGGGTTCTGGCTGAGGCTAATTCAGCCACATCCCTGCTTTCATCAGCCTGATATACCCTTATATTATGAAAGTATACATTTGCTGGATTTTCTGCTGTAGAGTTTTTAGCACTTAGTTTATTTACATCTTGGGCTGCTGAGTCTTCTCTATCAAGAGAATCAGAAATAATACGAACCGTATCTATTAGTTTTGCAACATCCGAAGAATATATAAAATATATTAACTGCTCTCTTTTGCGACGGTAAAAAGGAGATGGTCTAAATCTCATCAATCTATCATAAACAATTAAAATTGGAGAATCAACCTGCTGTATAGAAATAGCATCGTTATACAGATCTTCTATATTAGTAGGGTACTGTGCTGGAACCATTGGATTAAATCCTGCTTGGTTTGGAGTTCCTGGTCCAGAAGCAATTATTCCAAACAAAGATAACTGTTCATTAATATAATTGTTTATATACGTTGGAGGAAATCCAGTATGGCTAACTTTATATTCGTATGTCATTTTATTCTACCCCAATTCTTGCATTTGCAATCCAAGAAAATCCTGTACTAAGTCCTTTTGATCTTCCCTGTTTTGCTCCAGCAGCAATATTTCTTTTATATAAAACTGGTTTGCTAATATAGTCATATAAGCCAGAAGCACGAATAAAAGATTGTTTAAAGTATCTTAACATAAACTCATTAAATGTTTCTTGAAATGCACCCTGAACTTCATCTCCACCAGGATTTCTTACTGTAACTGGCCTTCTTGTAAATACTTCTTGTCCACCAGATTCAAAAGCAAGAACAGAAGAACTTTTTGGCTTAATGACTACCGCTCTTCCATTTTCCATAATTGATGCTTTATTATAAAATGGAGTATTTGAGTCTGCAGATAATGTACGTGACTGTTTAAAGTTTGATGTTAACACTAAACCATTTTTATTTACAGCATAATCAATATCAAATAATCTTGCAGCGGGGCTTCCAGTTTGATACCATTCATAAACATGGTGTAATGCTTCTGGGTTTGATCTAGCATTTACATCTATATATGCTGCTAATGACTCAATTACTGCCCTGCCCATTTTATCTAAAAATATCTTTTTGCCTTTTTCAATTCCATCAACAAATCCAAAAGAATAATCAACAACATTATTCATGGTTTTTTGAAATCTACGGGTATCAAAACTAATAATCATTAGTCACCTACAGTCTGGTTTTCAGCCCTACGCCAAACCATTTTATAATATTCTATAGACTTAAAGGGACCAACAAATGGTTGAACTGTTGCGACTTCATAAATAGTTGCACGTCCAGCACGTACTCCAGCAGTTTCTTTATATATCAATTCGCCAGTGCTTGTTCTTATATTTGTAATTAAAATATTAGTAACTGCATTTTTGTCACTTTCAGATGACATTCTTGGATCATTTTGTGTTCTAGCCATAAGTTTATTTTCTGTTTGAAGAAAAGATTGAGGCTTAACGTTTTCAGTTGTTTCTCCAGTTGCAGACTCTACATTACAATTTATAGTTCTATCAAATACCCAATCTTTTTTTGGCTGTCCATATTCTCCCTGAGTAATTATTGGATAATAAATATCGGCCTTCATTGGATAAATATAGTCTGAGTCGCACAGCATTAGACCATACCTATTTTTGTAATTGTCTTTATGTACTTACTTAAAATTTTATCAACAATCATATTTCCAGTACCCTCAAGCATTTGCTTATCAAACTGAATCTTGAATTGATCTGTATCATATGATTTTATATGTCGCTTAAAGTAATCAAGTTTTCCACATTTAATATCATCTATGAGAAGTTTTGTTGCATACTCAACATCTGGTGGAACTGCTTTATAGCCAATATCTAAAACAAATATATAATCACAGGATCTTGGGAATGCTACACCACCATCAGTTAAATATATTAAGTCACCTCCACCAAGAGGCAACTCTAATGGTGCTGCCTGCCGTCTATCATATTTACCATTTTCAACTCGTATAATTGATGAGTTATCTAGTGTAATTAAGTAGTCGTATTCATTTTCTTCTGGTGTGTCAACATCAAATATAAGTTCATTATCTCTATAAACCTTTAAAACTTTGTTTGCATCTTCCCATATTGGCATATAGTCTGCACCAGATCCATTTACCTCAACAATATGCTTATTATTATAAAAACCATCTATAATAACAGCATCAATTAAACTTCTAGAAACAAGTTCTAACATCTTATATTCTTGTATTTCTGAAGCAGTAGTACCTAAAGTTCTGTAGTCTATATATGGTCTTAATACGTCTAGGTTGCTATCTAACACAATACCGCCGCTAGTATCAAGTATTCTAAATAAAAATTTTCTATCAAATATTGCTTTTGCCTGAACAATATCGTATGTAATCTGTGAACTAGAGTTTGATGTTACAGATAGTGTCTCAACCGAGTGATCAATAAGATCTTCAATATATAGGTTATAGGCTGTATTTGGCAGCGGTACATCCCAGGTAGTGCTAATTGGATATGGTGGTAATCTTAGGACTTCCATTTTTATTTACCGTAATAATTTGCTACTTCTTCAGGTGTTGCTAATCTAACACCTTTGATAGCAAGCCATTTATCGGCTACCTCCTTAGTAACTATATTATAACCAAATTTGAGTGATCCAATTTGACTATTATGTTTATTTTTTATTGAATATAGGGCTACCTTTTCTGGCAATTCTTCATTTTTAACTACAACATTTTCAATACCCATAAAAGCATTTAATATATCAACTTTTGTCTTTGCATTTTTAAGATCTATATTATTTTTCTTGGCTATGGATTTAAGTTCAAATACAGTTTTAGTTTTTAAATCTTCAAAAGGTAACATTAAATCCTCCAATGTCATTATACCAGAAATGCTAAAAGAGGGCGGTTGTTACACCGCCCTCCCTTAATTTTGTGCGTTAGATTTTAGGAATCTGCGCTGTCTGCATCGCCATAAGCAACTGCATCCAACTCTTCCCAAGCGATACCAAAGCGGACGAATACTGTGTATTCAATTGTATCCTTCTTTGGCTTGTACTCACGGTTTACCGTGATATCACGCTGGAAGCCCCAAACACGATTCTCAGGGAATGTCAAATCGACATATCCATTTGGATAGTAAGGTACTTCCATAACATCAACACCAAGCACACGAGTTGTACGAGCAGTACCAAAGGTCTGTCCTACACCATCGAGATATGCTTGACGCTGTGGGTTTGCACCTGCTGGTGTACCAGCAAATGCTTCAGCAATAGCATCAGCAAGAGTACCGTTATTACGAACAATGCCTTGGAAAGCATCTGTACCTGCATAGAACTTTAGATTGCTCTTTACAGCACGATACTTACGTGGCATTGCAAGAATGATCTCCTGCATAACAACTGGAGTCCAGTCGTTGTTTGAAACAGTAACTGCTGCTTCGTGAGCATCATTTCCTACTGTTCCACGGGTTTGCTTAATGAACCCTGGCATAATTGAAAGGAAGTTGCCTGTAGCACCATCACCGTTAATCGCTAGATCTTCAATGTCATTTGCGAATGCATTGGTCATCAAGCGAACGAGACGGTCTTCAAGAGCAGCCCCTTCAATATTGTCTTCTAGAGATTCAGTAGAAACTTCCCAGTCAAGACGAATCTTCTTGGTTGTTAGTTCTACCTTAGTAAATGATGCGCCAGCGTTTGTATAGGTGTTGTCACCCTGTGCTGCTGCACGAATAACACGCTCACCAACATTTACCTTTTCGATCTCCATTGTATTTGCTCTCATTGTAACTCTACGACCATCTTTGGCGAGAACTGTTGCATCCCACACATAGTCAATAAAGCGACGAGCCTGTTCTGGTAGCAAAATGCCACCAGCAGTACCAGTTGGGTTTACTGCGTTTGGACCAGTTGTTACACCAAAGTTTGCTGTAGCAATGTTACCAAGCGAAGCCGCTGGAGAAAGATTACCATCAGGTCCTGTTGCAGTAGCGTTACCAATTCCACCAGATACGAATGCACCTTGTGCGTTGATTTCATTACCAGCACCACCAGATCCTGGATAGTTCTTTACGATTTCTTGTTCCGACATATTGTTCACCTCCATTTGGTTTTTACTTAAATAGGTCGGCATTTGTGAGGAAACGTCCGCCCCATAGGGATTTATGAGTTCTCATTTCTGGGAACTCCTGTACGATCTCGCCTAGATCGCCAGACTTGCGGAAAGCAGTGTCTGCTTCTACTGCATCAACACGCTTTCCAAACTCATCAAAAGAACCCTTGACTTCTTTTACTTCATTTGCTACAGCCTCAACTTTACCTGTAACACTTTCAAGGGACTTTGTAACTGCAGCAACTGTTTCTTGCATTGATTTTACTGTTGCTGCAAGATCGCTCAAGGCATTAGTTAGAGAACCTTTAATATCGTCAACATTTTTAGCAATTTCTGTTGCTGTTTGTTCAACGGTAACATTCTCTACAACTTCTTCTGTAGAAGGAGCAACTTCATCAGACTTAGCAATAACTTCTTCAGCAGGAGCCTCTTCAGCAACTGCTTCTGCTTCTGCTACGACTTCTGTTGTAGCCTCTGGAGCAACCTCAACATTTTCAACAACTGGTGTTGCATCTGCAACAACTGGTGTCTCCTCTGTCATAGGATTTTCCTCCTTTGTCATCTTAATTGTCCTAATGCCCTTTGCACTATCAACTAAGAACTTTACTGTTTCAATGCTGTCTTCTCCTTGCTCAACAAAACCAATGTTTGACATTGATGTATCGCAAGTTGGGCAACTCTCTTTATCTTCGGGAGATAGCCTAACAACATCGTGTTCCTTGCACCAATAAACACTATCAACAACTGCTTTTGCCAAGTACCCGCCAAGTTGTCCTTTTTCAATAGAGATAACATTAGCAAACTGGTTAGCAGGATTGTCTACTAGTGACAACTCATGCAATTCATACTCTTTAATTATACGCACTGATTTATCAAGATTTGTATCAAATTCATCATCAAACTTTTTGATATTTCCACCGATTGAAAAACCAGTTAATGTTCCATCAAGAACTTTTTCCCAGGTATCTTGTGCACCTTTAGAAACATACGCTGAAACGTAAACTCCGCTATAAAATTTCTTTGTTTCTGGATCAAAATAACGATCCTCTTTAAAGGAAACAACCTTACCGACAGCACTGGGTTGATGCATTTCACGAAGGTTACCACGAAATTTTTTAAACGCTTTTAAACTTGCTTCTGTTGTAACAATATCGTTTTGTTTATCAATATTGTCCAATGTTGCAAAACCAGAAACAATGCGTCGTTCTTGATCTATTTTGCCAATGGGCATAGAAAAGCGAACGCTGTCGCCTTCTGTAACCCAGTGTGCTTTGTTTATAATCATCGCATCCTAATTATAGCATTAGTTTATAATGATATGTGGATATTACTGTGCAGAACGGCCTTCACCCTGTGGATTACGACCTGAAACTGTGGATGGAGAATCTGAGTTATTATTTGCTCTTTCTGCATCTCTTTGTCGATTCCCCGCTAAATCTGCTCTAGCATCAGTTGCCTGTCTTGGGTTCATAACAAATGGAGAATCACCATCTGGACGCTGTGGAAGATCTAACTTATCACGGGCCTCATTTGGAGTCATTACCTGTGTTTTAACATAACGTTCAAGTATCTGAGACTGTGCTATTTCATCTGTTAATGTTAATTCATTAAACTTAAGTTCTAAAATATCAGTCTTTTCTCTAATAATTTTATTTACCATTTTTTCTAGGTAACGTTGTGCTGGTCTAGATACCTGCTCTTTAAATGTACGATCTTGAGCAAGTGCAGCAGCAATAGCAGCAGAATCTGCTCCACCAAGTTTGGAAATAGGAACTTGATGAGCAATCAAAATATCATCACGATTTTGTTTACGATACTCTCTAAATGAACCTTCTTGAACACCATTTTCAATTGGCTCCATTTTAAATTCGACCTTATTATTTTCTGTATCTCCTGGAAGTGGTATATACAAGGTTCTATGAGACTGTGCTTTTAGTCCTGTTTGCAAAAATCTAAACATCTTATCTTCTGCCTCTGCAGATAGTTTTGCACCCTTAACTGTAATTACATAACGTGGAACAGCCTTATTTTCAAAGTAATCAATATTATATTGAGATGCAAGTTGATCTCCAATTAAGGATGGCATAGCAGCAAGAATATCTGGAATACCATAAAATGTATTTAATGGAGAATATTGTTTTAAATGAATAATTTCATTTGGTCTTTTATCATCTGTAATAACATTTGTATTCTTTGCTCCAAAGTTTCTAAAATAAACTACCTTTTGATTAATGATTTGAACATATCCATCTTTTAAACGACGGACACGCATAGTAGTTGCTGGAATATGACCAACATATCCAATTTCTCCATTTACCTTACGGCCAATTTCAATAAATCCATTTCCTACTGCCTGCAAATCTGTATAAACTTTTTCCATTGTGGTAGTAAAAGAATCATCATCATTAAGAGATTCTATCCAGTCACGGAGCATTAACTTTGCTCGTTCAATTCTATTTCTTGCTCTATCTACTTTTCCAGTATCGTCTGTCATTTCAAAATTAAGAAGAGTACGATCTGTAATATCAAAACGGTATCCAAGACCAACAACATTTTCTACCTTAGCATCAATAGCAGCATGGTTTGCAAAGTTTGTATCATAATAATTTGCTAACTCATACATGTTATATGGTGGTGTAATTACATCAAATAATCCATAGCCATTTCTAAAAACAACTCCTGGATTTATTTGTTTTGATTTAGCACCATCCCCACTAGGAAAAGCATTGGCAGCATCAAGATATGCTGTATCATCAGCAGTTACTTTTGTTAGATTTCTATTTGTTCTCCTGCGAAAGTTTTGATCTAAACCATTTAAATTTTTAAGTTCATCCCATGACTTTGTAAAAGGATCAATTCCTTGAAACTGGCTAGGTTCTTTTTGCTGTGTATTCAAACTTGCTTGAATGTATTCAAAATCTTCACTCACTGTCGTACGCATCCCTTCCATGCTTTCTTAAGGTCTGCTGTGCGTCATAAATTGCACCCAAGTCATTAACATTTGGAATAAGACCTTGCTTCATTCTGTCCTTCATTTCTGAATATTGTTCTTCAGATACCCTGTTCAGGCCAGGTACAAAAATACACTCGCCATCACCTTCATCTCCATAATACATAGCAGCCTGTTTAAGTTCTGCTATTTTTGAAATATCTCCACGCATTGCTGGTATATTTAAAACACTACCTTGTCCGTCAGTAAACCATCTACCGCTTGCTTTTTTGTACACATAAAGACCCCAAGCATAGTTTTTTTCTATAACTTTGCGCCTGACGTTACCAACTTTTGGCAATTCTTCACTACTCATATCCATAAGTATAGCAGATTATACTGGTGTACCGACAGTTACCGTCCAAGTTGTATCTGTATATACCTTAACTCTGTCTGCGTCTACTGTCAATCCTTCATCATCATCAAAAATAATCTTATTAGTTCCTATATATGTATTATAAACATCAGATGGATTTATACCATAAATATCAGACGATCCTATTATTAAAACGCCTTCCCATGTTGATGAGTTTAACCAGTATTCCCATTCATAATTAATTATTCCATTTGTTATAACTTGTTGCCATGGCCTAAATAGTGTGCTCTGTACCTGTTGAAGATTATTTGCCTGATAATATGAAATATTGTTAAATATAAATGGTCCATTTAGATTTATAGACCCAAGGAATGAATCAAAGTTTAATGCATTTGAAAAACCTATGCCAAGAACGGCCCATTGATCTTTTGTTAAAACTGGCTCTCTTACAATTTCTCCATTTAGATAATATGATAAACCATTAAACTCTTGCCCAGTATTTACACTTTTTGCATATACCCTGGCACGATCACCAACTTCACTGTTTGCCACAAAATAAAATTTAATTGTATCTGATCTATATTGAATATCAAATAACTCTACTGGGCTTTCTGGGAACTGTCTCTCATCATATCTTATCCACATCTGCAATGCACTTACACGATAATTATCTGCTGTATTTTGATTAATTGGCATTGATATACCACGATTAATTAATGGATCATAGTCTCCACGAACTTGAATACCAGATATTCTTGTCATATAGAGATATGGTGTGCTGCCTTTATAAATACTAAATGGATTTTTAGATTTATAATCATAGTAAATTCCAGCCTTTTTATAAGGGAATAGGTTTACTCCAAATCTAGTTCCAATTGGGTTAAATGAGTTATCATTAAATGCCTGCGACGCTAACTCTAATCTTCTAAGCCTTATAGGTTTTGTTAAAATTCCTCGTATATTAAAATCTAAATGATAAACAACTGCAAGTTTATTAAAGTCTACTGTTTTTGTTGGATATACTAATGTGTTATCAACAACCTCAAACTTTGTTGATTCCCAGTTTGTAAAATTATCTAAATCAATAATTGATCCTTCTCTAGCCGTTCTAGTTGTAAAGTTAGATCTAGGAGCATTTGCACCTTCAGCAATATACTGAAATGTTAAATAACTTCTGATAGAAGCATCTTTAGTGTCATACTCATAATATTTTTCAATTTTTCCAGCCATTTGTTCATAGTTTTCCCAACCAGTAAATAGATAATTATCTAGTTGACTATATGTTCTTTGAACTGGAAATTCATATGAATCTTTTAATTCTTGATATGTAAATGCACTTGTAGATGACTGCTCTATTAGATTAGATGGCTTTGGATAACCTATATTAAATTGTAATAAGTCAAGATCATAAAATTCATTTCCAACATCATTTTTTACATATTGAGCAAAATATGAGAGTGGTAAATAGTCTTCCCAGTATCCAGCAACGCCAATATCTAAGAAGTATGTATCATATGCTTCTGTTGGCAAAAGAGTATAACTTGCAGTAAATCCTATTAAGTCCTCACCAGATGTTGTTAATGCAAAACCATTATCAAAATAATCTGAAGACTCTGAAGAATTTAAAGCGGTAGATAAACCAAAACTATAAATATTTCCAGTAAATACTCCACCTTGATTATCTCCAGCAATATATAGTTCAAGACCATTTCTATTACCAAAAAATGATGCAACATTGCCACCAAATCTAGTAATAAGATTTGGAATATTTATTCCCGCAGCAAAAATTTCATCTTCATCAATTGTATTAGTAGTATATAAAGATGTTGTGGATCCATTAAACCTTAATGTATATTTGATTTCGTCTGATATCTGTTCTGCTATAAAATAGTTTCCATTTATTTTATTATTTATTTTAAACAAAGTAAAATCATTAGAGATATCACTGTTTGAAAAAACACCATAAATAGATTTTACTTCTTCATTTAATATATTAAAATTTGAAAAGTTAAAATGTGCATCTATACTGTTCCAACTTGTATTAGGCCTAAATGTTATAAATTCATATCCAGCAGTTTGAACATTTTTATTATCTGTATATAGTTCATCTAATGTTTTATTTCCTATTACTATATTAGGTAGTTGATAATCTGGTGCTGTTATATATGTTGATGCTGTTTGTAAATTATCAAAAGATCCTTGTGCCCAGTTAGCAAAGTCTGGATATGTATAGTTTGCAGTATAGTCTGCAAATGGATAGTCAATAATTGCAGAAGTTCCACCATATGCCGAATCAATTTTTTCTGGTGATATAACACCCTGTCCATAAACCCATCTACGTTTTGCTACTGGTGTTGGAACTTGATATGGATATATTGCAACACAATCAATCTCAACTGGAGTTACATCGTCATATGCATAAAATCCAAGCCAGTCTTGTTCGTATCCAGACTCATCTAATATTTCTGGCAGTTGTAGTGTGTCTGTATTAATATTTAAATTTATTACTTCTTCGCCATTTATCAATACCGTTGCATTATTTCTAATAATACGAATGTGAACTAGCATTGGTCTATACCATTCACCAACAAAGTGGGATCCAAATTTATTATTTATAACAAGTGTTAAAAATCCACCTTCTACATAAAGTCCATCAGAAGATGTTAGTGGACCAAAAATCTTTTTAGGAGTTACTGCACTAGAGTTTGCTTTCATCCAAAACTCTATTGTTATATCTTTATGCCTACCAGCCTCATTTAAAAATCCTTTTCCAGGAATTATTAATGATGGTTGTTTTACTGGATTAGGTCTTAATATTGTTACTCCAGATGCACCATAAACAATTGGAATGCTTGTATTTCTTGCAACAAGAGCATTATCATTAACTAAATAATATCCATTATCTCCACCAAGACCATATGCTTCGGCCTGAATTCCATACTGATTATCTACAGGTATTGTTGCTGGTATAGCCTCTACTTCAATACCTAAAGATTTTGATGCAAAATTTTCAGACCATTGACCTAAACTAATTCCATTAAGATAAAATGCAGTTGTTGATGTTGATGAACTATTATAAAATTTTGCTTTTACTACCATTCTTAAAGTAGTATTTTCATTTGGTATTTCAAATGTGCCAGAAACAAATGCCCAGGAATTTGCTAAGTTTGTTGCAAAAGTATTTAATTTTTGCACATTTAAACTTGTTGTGGTATCTGTATATTCATAACCAATTGATACAGTTTGTAAAACTGCACTTGAATCAAAAAAGTATCCACCAATAGAAAATGTTCCAAGATCAGAATTTAAATTTGAAAAATTAATTATTTCATCACTAACACAAACTACTTCAAAACTTGTATTTGATGGTATAACCATATCTAACTTATTTACAACACTTGAAGTAAAAGGCTCTGTTTTTGGTGCAGAGTTTATACTTTTTGTAGCATTGGTTACAGTCCAACTTGTAAAACTACGATCTGATTCTGTTATTAGGCTTATGTAGTCTGCTTGATCATCTAATGCCCATAAAACAGTAGGGTGCTCTGCATATACCTTTTCTGCATATAAATTGGACGGTTTGGACATATTACTCCTTACCCTCAATTATAGCATTTACGCTATTTTAATCTCACATGCATCTGTGGTACAGTAAGCCTCACCAAGTGCTTCTAGATTATCAATACCGTCATATATAGCAGACCAATTAATCTTTTTAATCTTACCAATATATGAGTTATATTCTTCTTTTGTAATCTGAGTATATGGTTGCTGTGGATATGTCATATTACCCATAGGCAAGAATGAAACAGCCTTTAGTTGACCTTCATACATATGTAGTGCTGGAGCAATATGTTTTGTTTCAGTTTCTTTATCAAATGATAGTGTTACGGAAACTCCATTGTCTGACCAATACTTTTGCGTGGTAGCAGCAAGACCAATTTTCTCAAACAATGTAACATCTTTTTCAGAACGATCATGACCTGAATGTACTGGGAAATATACTACAGTTGTATTAGCAGATACTAGGTCTGGTTCCATTTTATACCCTGCTGCTTTAAATAAATGAATCATTGGATCTTGGTTACCAAATCTAATTGCACGAAGGAAATACTTTCCTCCTGGACCCCAGTGAACTCCTGGAGTTGCACCAGATAAAAGTGATACAGAACCAGATGGTTTTACGGTTGTTACACGAATAGATTCACGAACACAGAGCCACTCAGAATATGAATGATCGTATTTACGAATTGTTTTATATCCTTCATCCATCCATTCACGAACTGCTGGTAAACCTTTTTGATCTGCAAATGATGCAATACCAGTTAATGATGTTCCAATACGACGATTACGTTGCATAATACCGTTTGTAATCTGCCAATGTGTAGGAACAAGGGTAACCGTCTTGCCATATAGATAAGCAAACTTTAATGTCCGCAAGAAATCTTCTTTAGATTCATGACGATTTAAATGTACTTCTACAAGTGTGCAAAGTTCATAAGACTCTAGTGGTTGTTCTGCACATGGATTGAATCCCATCACACGATAATCTTTACCATCTGCAGGATCTGCAAGACGACCAAAGTTACGAGCAACATCTAGCCAAATAAATCCTGGCTCTCCGTTATTAGCAATAAGGTCTACATAGTCTTCATATTTTGTTCCTACATTAGCAGAGATTGAGTTATTACTCATCCATGCCCATCCTGGATTTTCTGAATCGTATGAGTTTCGATCTGGAAATACCTCGGCATTTTTTAAATTAATAAAATCTTTATCTTCTGATGCACCAAGAGCAAGAGTTGCAGAACGACGAACATTACCAGCAACAACACATGTACCGATTAGATTTACAATATCTACAATCGCACGTGAGTCTAGTATCTGACCTGCTCTATCTCCAATAACTTTACGAAGTGTTTCATGAAGTTTAATCAAAGGTGCTGGACCTGAAGCAGTACCACCAAACCCTTTAATTGGAGCACCAAGTGGCCTAATCTTAGAATAGTCAAAATTAATCTTAGCCTGATTTGGTTTTAGATATGAGTTAAGAATAAGTCTTACAGATTCAACCCAACCTTCACGAGTATCAGGAATCTCATATGTTATTTCTTCAGTGGTATTAGCAAAAATCTCAAGATTCTTTTCCTGCCCCAAAGTATCAAACCCTACACCTACACCTAACATTAAGGCATCCATTACCCACCCAAATAATGCACCTGGGTCATTACGGTCAATGTCTCTTGTTGATACCATCGCACAATTCTGAAGCGCTGCTGAGTTCCTGCGCTCCATAGTCATA